CCAAGGCTGAGCGCCGCGCGTTCGGCGCGGGCCGTGGCCGCGCACTCGAAATCGACCTCCTCGCATCACGGGAGGAATCCTGATGATGCAGAAGTGGAGAACGCCAGTGCAGGTAGAAGGCCGCACGCAACGCGACGCGGACGGCTACCTCGTGCAGGACAGTACGGAGCGTCTCATCCCCGGGTGCCTCATCGCACCCGGAGTGTTCACGGTCCCGGGGCTGCTGGAGTCGCCGACGTCTGAGCAGCCCGACGACCAGGCCACGCTGTACGCGCCGCGAGGATCGCAGTTCGAGGTAGGCGACACGGTCGTCATCCCGCGAGCTCATCCGCTCGGCGGGAAATGGCAGGTCGAATCGAAGCCCGCACCCTGGCCGCGTGGCGTGTCCGTGACCATCAAGCGGAGGTGACGACGTGGGCGGCTTCAAGCGCGACGCGCAAGCGATCGACGCATTCCTGCGCAGCGGAGCCCTCGCGCCAGCACTCCTCAAAGAGGCTGAGCAGCTCAGAGCCGCCGCAGCCGCAGCCGCACCTCGCGGCTCATCGGACAAAGGCGGGCACCTCGCAGACTCCTACAAAGCCGAAACGACGAAAGCCCCGTTCTACCAGGGCGGGCCTGTGCGCGACGTCGGCCGCGTCTACAACGATGCTCGCCACGCGCTCGCGGTGGAATTCGGCCACCGCAGCAAAGCCGGAAACCCAGTCCCAGGCGCACACACGCTCGGCAAACTGATCGGCTCGAAGGGAAAGAGGAAGCACCGCAAATGACATACACAGATACAGTTCAGGTAATCCGCGACGCGATCACCGCGGCGACCAGCATCCCGACCGCACGAGTCCTGCAGCCCGGCTTCACTGACGGGCCGCTTCCACTCGCACACGTCTCACTCGTACAAACCCAGACCGGGGACTACGACAGAGACGACACGATTTCCATCTCCATCTACGCAAAGACCCCCGCCTCACCCGTCGAAGTCGGAGCCGCCGCGCTCGCGGACCAGATCGAGGGGGCGCTCGCCGTCCGTCCGGTCGTCGGCGCGTCCGGCTGGGTAGACGCGGCGGAGGTCGATTCTCTCCTGGGCGTGCAGCCATACTTCGAGGCTGTCGAGGTCGTTCATATGACGGCAACGGTCACGCACAGGCCCATCTCAGAATGACAACACCTGACTAGAAAGGGGTCTTGCATGACCACCATCGAAGCCCTCAAAAAGAAGCACAACCGATCGACAAACGTTCGCAAAGGTCTGAACGCACTCGCGTTCCTGGCCCCGATGACAACGGCCGTCCCGGAGGCAATCACCGACGCCGGCGGCGCCCTGAAGGAGATTCCGGCGGAATTCCTGCCGCTTGGCCTGATCTCGACTGACGGCATTACCAACTCCGCCGACGCGAACACGGAGGATGTGGAGGCGCTCGGCTATGCCGAGGCCGTCCGCACCGACCTCACCAAGGCGCCCAAAACCGTGAAGTTCACGGTCCTTGAACCCATCCGCAAGACGATCCAACAGCTAGTCTACGGGATCGATCTCTCGCAGACCAAGGCTTCCAAGACTACGGGTGAGATCGTGTTCGACGAGGCCGCGACGCCGGCACTCGCCGAGTACCGTCTGCTCATGGTCATGGCTGACGGGCCCGCCGCCGACGAGGGGATCGTCGGGCGCTGCTACCCGCGTGTGAAGCTCTCGTCCCTGCCGGACGAGAAGTGGGCCGCGTCCGACGCGATCCAGTTCGACCTGGAGTTCTCGGCCTTCATGGACGAGACGGCGGGTACGTCCTGCCGCCACTACATCGGCGGCAGCGGTGCGATCCGTCATCGCGACGCGATCGGCTTCGAGCAGGCTAACTGATCTGCTCTTGATCTCGGGCGGGCCGTGGTTGATCTCCCCATGGCCCGCCCGTCCACACCTCACGCCTGGAGATCACCTCATGGATAGGACAACAGATGAAGTTTATCAAGACTGTCAAGACCGACACTGGCGACGAGCTCACGTTGCAGCGCGAGACCGACTCTGCCGTCGAGCAGAACCAGCTCATCTCGCAGGGCTGGGAAATTGCCGACGACTCGAAGGGCATCGGCGAGAAGCCGACGCTGCCTGCGCCTCCCACCTTCAACAAGTAACCAACCGCCAGACAAATAAGGAGATCAAGCATGTCTGACCAGATGAAGCCCACGTTCACGTTCAATGCCCTCTCGAAGCTGGAGAAGGCTGCGGCCCCGGCCCCGTTCACGTTCGGGATCGGGAGTCAGGTCGTAAGATTCCCAGATCCGCTGAGCCTCACGCCCGAGGCTGCTGAGAAGTTCATGGCCGCGATGGAGTCCTCGAAGGCTCCGACGCAGATGATCCGCACCTGGCTCGCCGCTGAGGATGCGGAGCTTCTCCTCAGCAAGCTCAACATGAGGCAGCTCGGCATTCTGATCCGTCAGGCTTCGGAGCATTATCAGGGCATGCTGGGCGACGCGGGGGAAGGCAACGCCTCTACGACCGACTGAGTCGGTACGAGAGGCAGATCGTCTCTGATCTCGCGGAGCAGGGCTGGGATGCGCCGGCTCTGTTCCGCGCCCGCCGCTGGCGATTCCTCCTCACGCTCATCGACGGCCTCGGGTCGACGAGTAGGACGACCGTCGCGATTCTCAATGATCCCGAGCGCTTCGAGGAGATCGCAAGGACCGTCGCAGCGACAGAGGCGACCACCGACGACACCGAAGCGCGGATGAGGGAACAGACGCCTGTCGTGCGCCTCCTGCAGGACATCTTTGATCTGGTGTCCGCAGCATTCGGCGGCAAGGAGCCGTATCCGCGTCCGGTCTCGGCGGTCGAGCTTGCACTCGAGGACGCGCGCACCGACCGCCTCCGTGACTTCCGAGATGAAGCGATGAAGGCCCTCCTCCCCCACTGGGAGGACGACACAGAATAACTGCAGAGAGGAACCCCGGAATGGCTGGAGTCTACAAGGCGGGCACACTGTACGTCGATGTCGTCCCCTCCATGAAGGGTTTCTTCAAGACAGTCGAGGCCGACGCTAAGGCGCAGCTACCCAGCATCGGGCAGAACGCCGGTAAGGATCTCGCGAACGGCCTGCGCTCTGGCGTCGGTTCCAGCGGCGCCCAGGTCGCAAAGTCGATCAGTCAGCCTATCGATGCTGCCGCCACTGAGGCAAAAAATAGCGTCGACAAGATGACGAAGAGCATGCAGGCCTCGACGATCGGCATGCAGAAAGCTGCAGAGGGCGCGGGCCGTAGCTTCACGACGATGGGCGCCGAGGCTGGCCGCAGTCGCGGCCCTATCGAGTCGGCGACGCGCGACCTTGACGAGGCCGCGCAGGCAGCGGAGAAGGCCGCGCGGGGCACGCGCGAGGCGGGCTCGGGCTTCTCCTCTATGGCGGGCTTCGCGCAGAGCGCGATCGCGCCTCTGGCGGCAATGGCCGCAGCCGTGGGCATCGGAGGCTTCGTCTCCGAGGCTATCGCCGCATCCGACGCGACGCAGAAATTTGCAGACACCCTGAAATTCGCGGGGATTGATCCGGATCGGATCGAGGAGCTGGGCGCCGCCGCACAGAGGTACGCAGACGAGACCGTCTACGATCTCTCGGACATTCAGGGCATTACGTCGCAGCTCGCTGCGAATGACGTCGCGGGCTTCGACCGTCTCGCCGAGGCGGCGGGAAACCTGAACGCCGTCGCGGGCGGCAGTGCGGAGACCTACAAGCAGGTTGGCCTAGCGCTCGTCCAGGTCAACGGCGCCGGCAAGCTGGCGACGCAGGATTGGAATCAGATCGCAAACGCCATTCCCGGCGCGTCCGGGAAGATTCAGAAGGCGCTGCTCGACGCGGGCGCGTACACGGGTAATTTTCGCGAGGCAATGGCGCAGGGTCAGATCTCGGCGCAGGAATTTAACGAGGCTTTGCTGAGCCTCGGCTTCGACGAGGTCGCAGCGAACGCGGCTCGCGATACATCCCGTATTGAGAACGCCGCCGGAAACCTGCAGGCCACGATCATGGGCGGCGTGAAAGAGCTCGTCGACTACATGAAGCCGACGATCACAGACCTTATGGGCTGGATCTCGGACATGTTCTCGAACGCCTTCGGCTGGATCAAGGAACACAAGGACTTGCTGGTCGCCCTCGGCGAGGGCATCGGGGTCGCTGTAGCCGCGTACTGGGGCTTCTCGGTCCTGACAACCGTGATCGAGTGGATCAAGAACACGACACTCGTGCAGGAGGGGCTCAACGCGGCAATGGCCGCGAACCCCATCGGTCTCGTAGTCGTGGCTATCGGCGCTCTCGTCGCCGGGCTGATCTACCTGTACAACACGAACGAGGACGTCGCGAACGCGATCAACGCCCTAGGCTCCGGCATCGCCGAGTTCTGGACAACCAACGTCACGCCCGTCATCGATGCCTTCGTTGATTACACGAAGAACACCCTTATTCCGTCGATTGAGTCGGCGTGGGGCATCCTCACGACCGGCGACTACGACGGGAACCTGTTCGGCCTTGAAGAGGATTCAGCCCTCGTCGACTTTTTCTTCACGCTGCGGGAGTCGCTCCTCGCGGTCGGGGAGATCGCCTACACGGCGTGGACGGACCAGATCAAGCCGTCCATCGAGGCGGCATGGGAGTGGATCAGCGGCACGCTGTGGCCGGGCCTCCAAGACTTCTGGAGCACGGTCCTCCAGCCGCTGGTTGAGGGGATCGGCTCGGCCCTCGCCCTCGCATGGACCGCCGGCATCCGGCCAACCCTCATGGGAATCTGGACGATCATCTCCCGCGTGCTGTGGCCTGTCCTGCAAACACTCTGGGAGAAAGTCGTGAAGCCACTCTGGGCGGGCTTCGCGGCGGCAGTCCAGTCGGCCTGGGCCGTGATCTACCCGGCGATGCAGGCGCTCGCGGTTTTCTTCCGGGACACGCTCATGCCCGCGCTCTGGTCGTTCTGGCAGGACGTAGTCGAGCCGGTCTGGACGAACGTATCGAACTTCATCCTCACTGTGTGGGACAACGTGCTGTATCCGCTGTTTGACCTGCTCGTGACAGTGCTTTCGGGCACTGTCGGCCTGGCTTTCAAGGGCTTGTGGTCGACTGTCGTCGGCGCGTGGAATGGCATCTCGTCTGCGATTCAGACGGTCTGGGGCATTTTGTCCCCGATCTTCTCTGCGATTGGCAGCGCGATCTCAACCGTGCTCGGCCCGGTATTCACGTGGCTGTATGACTCAGTCATTAAGCCGGTTTGGGATCAAATCTCGTCGGCAGTGCAGACAGCATCATCCGTCCTGATCGACGTCGTCTTTCCGGCGATCAAGAGCGCGATAAGCGGCGTGAAGGACTCCTTCGAGTCGTTCCGCCAGTCGGTCGAGACAGTGTTCGACAAGATCAAGGGAGCCGCCGCAAAGCCCATCAACTTTGTCATAACGACGGTATATCGCGACGGGATTAAGGCCGCGTTCGACACGATCGCAGAAAAGGTCGGACTATCGACGAGGTTGCCTTCGGTCAACCCTATCCCAGGCTATGCGACGGGCGGCGTATTCAACACGATGACGCCCGGATACTCACCCGGCAAGGACATCTACCACTTCTACAGCCCAGATGGGGGCGGCGCGCTGCGCCTGTCCGGCGGTGAGGGCATCATCCGCCCCGACGCCCTGCGTGCACTCGGCGGGAAGCCCTGGCTCGACAGAGTCAACGCCTCGCGAGGCTCCGGACTCGCAACCGTCGGAGAGACCGGACGCCGCCGCGGCGAGGTAGCCTTCGCTAACGGCGGCATCTGGAACGCCGTCAAGGGAGGCTTCACCGGCACCCTGGACTGGGTCAAGGAAACCACGGAAGCAGTCGCAGACATCGTGTCTGACCCCGGCGCAGCAATCGCAAACCTGGTCATCAAACCAGCGCGCGAGCTGCTCTCCCCCAAGGACGGCAGCTTCTGGGAACAAGTCGCATACGCGGCCCCCACACTGTGGTTCGACGCGATCAAGAACTTCTTCACCGGCAAGGTTGAAGAGTCTGGACTGGCCGGTGGCGCTGGACTCGTCGGCGCAGCAATGAAAGCCGTCCTCATGGGCGTCCCCTACGTCTGGGGCGGCAGCTCTATACCGCCCGGCCTCGACTGCTCCGGCCTCGTCTACTGGGCCGCACAGCAACTCGGCCTCGGCTGGCCGCGCCTAACAGCCGCCGGATACCAATCCGGCTCGACACTAATCCCCTGGGGATCAGCCACACCAGGCGACCTCCTCTACTGGGGCTCACCCGCCTGGCACGTCGCCGTCTACGCAGGCAACGGCCAGATGATCGAGGAACCGCGCCCCGGCCTGAACGCCCGCAAAACCGCGATCTGGGGATCACCCAGCGTCGGCAGGTACGGCGGCGCACGCAAATACGACCGTGGAGGCTGGCTCCCAGACGGAGTCACCGCCGCAGTCAACCAAACCGGCCAACGCGAAGCAATCCTCACCGCCCGACAGTGGGCCGACGTCTCCGCGCTCGCGGCTAGCGGTGCGGGTGCGGGGGTCTCGCTGGAGGGCGCGCAGGTGAATCTGGTCCTCGATGACGGCGTGCAGTTCCGTGCGCATGTCGAGGGGATTAGCGCGGGCGTTCTCGCTCGTAGGAAGCAGCTCGCAGGAAGGAGTCGATGATGCGGACCAACCTTTGCCCGAACCCGTCGTTCGCGTATGGGACGAACGGCTGGGCGAAGTACGCCCCTTCATCGCTCCGGATCGCGTCTGATCCCGCTGCATGGGGCGGGCACGAGCGGCAGTCACCAACTTACCTGGCTGTCGATGTGCCTGCCCAGTTGCAGGGGCAGGTAGCCACGCCGGGAGTGGTTCCTGTCTCGGCGGGGCAGGCGCTGGCGGTGTCTGCCCTGGTTCGCACGAGTCCGGGTATCGGGCTCGCCGTCCGCGTCGAGTGGACGGTCGCGGGTCGCAGTCAGGTCGCGTCTGCGCCGCTGCTGCTGACGTCGAGCGCGGAGGGCGATCGCCCGACGTGGGTCCACGTGGCCCCGCCGGGCGCAACGCAGGCGCGTGTGCGTTTCGAGGTTAGCACCTCGGGCGCCCGCGACAACAAGCCCGGCTGGGTCCACCTCGATGACGTCATGATCGTCGCGGGCGAGACCGTCGAGGAGGCTGTCGCCGATGCGGCGGACTTCTTCGACGGGGATACGCCTCAGCAGAGGATCGGCTACTCGCAGAGGGCGATCACGCACCAGTGGACAGGCGCTAGGGGCCTGTCTGCGTCGCGTGAGGTTGAGGGCGCGCTGGATATGACGCGCTCTCTGGTCGCGGTCGTTGAGGATGGTCAGGCCCCGCGCGTGCAGTTGGTGGTCCCGGCGGCGCTCGCGCCTGCGGGCGCGGCCTGCTACGTCGAGGGCATCGCCGCGACCGGCTTCAAATGGGTCCCCCGAGCCGGTGCCTGGACGGGCACGGGTGAGCAGCGGGTGATCGGAGATTCTCTCGCGCCGATCAACACAGAGTTCAGGTACCGGCTGACGACGTCTGGCGGCGTCGAGGTGGAGTCCTCGCCGGTCGTGCGCCGCTGGCAGGGGCTATCGCTCATGACGGACACCGCGGGCAAGATGCCTGTGAATCTGCTCTGGCAGGGGGCCGATCAGCGCGAGATGAAAATGCGGCTCACGGAGCATGAGGTGCCCGGGAGGTCGACGCCGGTCATGGTGTACGCGCCGACGATGGGTGCGGGCACCGTCTCGCTGACTGCTCGCACGAATCTCAGGGACACTCCAGCGCTCAAACTCCTGCTGGGAACGCCGACCCCCGTCGCGCTGTTCCATAACCCCGAGCACTGCGTGCAGTGCAGGTCGGGTGCCTGTGACGTCGATCTAGTGACTCTCATGTCGCCGACGTCGGTGTCGATGGAGCGCGCAGCTCGGCTCGACATCGCGGAGCGCACGTGGACAATCAGGGGCTCGGTCACGTCACTGCCGCAGGCGTCGACGCTCCTCGCTCTCTCGACGTGGGCTGACTTTGATGGTCGTGCGCTCACGTGGCAGGCGCTCGACGCTCGCCGCCTCACGTGGGAGGCGTTTGACCGCACGATCTGGCAGGAGGAGCGATGAGCCTGACTGGCCCGGAGGCTCGTATTCCGGACGACCTGCTGTCGTCCGCTTACACGCTGAGGGCGACGGTCGAGTCGTGGCTCGGCGACGAGTACCTCGGTGAGGTGCCAGTTGAGGATGGTTCGGTTGCCTGGGATGCGTCCCAGCAGGTGCAGGGCTCGCTCTCGCTCACGGTTCCGCGCGTGGGCTCGGCGAGTGAGGATGAGGACTGGCGGGACTGGGATCCGACGGACCCGACGCATCCGCTCGCCTGCTTCGGTCAGACACTGCACGTCTCGCTGACGATCGCGTCCGTGCTCCCCGGCGGCGGCTGGTGGGACATCCAGCTCGGGCGCTTCCTCATCACATCTGTCGATCCCGGTCCCTCGACCGTGCGTGTGACAGGGAAATCGCTGATGCATCGCCTCGAAGAGGATCGGCTCACGACGCCGCTGTCTCCCATGTGGAACGGCACGCTTGCGTCCGAGATACGCAGGCTGGTCGGCGGATACATGGGTGTCGTGATCGACACAGGCCTCGTGGACCGCTGGTGCCCATCGATGACCTGGGGCGAGTCCAGGATCGATGCGGTGTACGAGATCGCGAAGGCATGGCCGGCATCCTGTACGTGACACCGCCGGTCTCACCGCCGGTCTCACCGCCGAAGCTGCGGCTCACGGACGGGATGGGCGGAACCGTCGTCGGCGTCTCCTCTCAGGTCTCCCGAGACAAGGTCTATAACCGCGTCGTCGCGCGCGGCCAGGATGGACACGACGAGGGCGCGCCAGCGTTCCAGGCGGTCGCGGATCAGACGACCGGACCGATGAGGACCGACGGCCCCTACGGTGTCGTACCGAGATTCTTCTCCTCGCCGCTCATCACGTCGCAGGAGCAGGCCCGCAAGACTGCGGAGGCGATGCTCGATGAGTCGATCCGCCGGAAAGTGAAAGTCCCGGTGGAGCATGCGCCGGATCCGCGTGTCGGCCTCGATCAGCCGATAGAGATCGTGACGCAGCCGGTCCTGGCGGCTGAGCCGAAAACCCTCTGGGGCCTCGTCACAGCCTACGAAGTGCCTCTCACGTATAGGGGGACGCAGAAAACCGACGTGGAGGTGACGCTGTGACTGTGCGAGTGATGGACCTAATCTCTTCGACGCCGGATGATCTGCCTCCCCGGTACGGGTCGGACAGGTCGACGACGGCGATCGCGCGGATCGTCGACCTCGTCGAAGGCGGACGCCAACTTATCGTCTCCCTGTACGGCGGCACCGGGGTCCAGATCCCCGCGACCGCCGTCAACTGGCAAGGTGTGAAAACCGCGCATGTCCTCCTCGACCCGGATACAGGGCGTCCCGTCCACGCACTGGGGCCTGCCCCGTCCCCCGAGGGGCCACTCCCGGCAGTCCCGAAAATACCCACCCCTAAGCCTGCGGCCCGGCACGCGGTGCTCACGCCGCAGTGGATGGGCACCTGGACAAATGCGGGATGGTCGAGGTACGGCGACGGCGGGGCGTGGCAGGGGACCAATCCCGCAGGCCAGCGCCTCCGAGGTCTCGTCACCTATGGACGGCAGCTCGAAGCGCTCGGCACGATCACGATCACCCGAGCGCTGATCACCATACGGCCAGCGTCGCACGTCCCGCCGTGGGCGCTCGTGATTCAGCCCGCGGCCTACTCGGAGTCTGGGCCGCTGCCGGCCGGCGCGACGCAGACGATCAATGTCAACGCGCAGAAGGCACAGGTCGACATCACCGCCCTGGCAAAGACCATCCCGGCGGGCGCGGGCCTCGCTCTCGTCGGCTCTGCCTACGGCGGCATCACCAAGGGCGGCGCCAGCGCAGCCCTACACCTCGACTACACCGAAACACTCCCCGTCAAACCCACAGGAAGGCGCGCACAATGAGCTATCAGGACCAGCGCGGACACAAGGTGCCCTCACCCACCGACCCGGCTCGCCGCCAAGACCTCCTCGACCTCTCCCTCTCGATCCCCTCGTACAAGGCATGCGCGTCCGAGACCGCCGCTTCCCAGTACGTCGCCGCGCTCGCGGGCGTTGGTCTCACGGCCTCCCCCGCTCAGCCTGTCTACGTCTGGCGTACCGACCTGAACGCGGTTCGCGTATGGGACGGTCGGCGATGGGCTGGGGAGTCGAACGTCCAGATGGAGCTGGGTGCCGTCGGAGATATGCCGGTCGGCTCAGGCCTGGGGACGGGAGTGCGGAACGGCCTCATTAAGGCGGGCCGCGTCGCGACGTCGAGCGCGGAGGTCGCTTTCGGAAACCTCTACATGCCGCGCGTTACGTTCCAAACGCCCTTCCCGAACGACTGCGTCTCTGTCGTCATTACGCCGTTGTACGGCTCCGGCCCGGCGGGCTGGAACTTCAAGAATGGGCGCCAGTTCTGCATCGACGTCATGGACAAGAGCGGATTCCGCCCGATGCTCCCGGGCGTGACCTCGGAGGAACGCCACTCCTATTCCTGGGTCGCCTTCGGCTACTGACCCCCACCTGATCTTTCATGCCCTCGGACAAACCCGTCCGGGGGCTTTCCCGTACCAGAAGAGGAGAAACACATGGAACCGACCATCGAACAGCTTATGGCCTCGATGACACCAGCAACGGTCACGCCGCCCGACGTCGTCGCCCCGATCTACATCCCCTACGAGCAGCCGGAGGACGCGCGATGAGTATGACCGCACAGAATGTTCTCGCCTGGGCAGCAGGCGAAATCGGGTACACGCGCTGGGACGACCCCGAGGAGGGGTCGAAGTACGGGCGCTGGTACGCAAAGAAGCATGGCGCGTATTACGGCACGTCTGGCGTGCCTTTCTGTGCTATGGGCGCATCCTGGTGCGCGACCGACAATGAGGACAAGTCCGTCCTGCCCGGCGGCGACTTCGCGTATGTCCCTTATGGGATCAACGCAGCCGCGCGCGAAGGCCGACTCGTATCCCCCATGACCCAGGCAGCGCCCGGAGACTTGGTTTGCTTCGACTGGGACGACGACGGCATCGCCGACCACGTCGGCATCGTCGAGGCCAATTACGGCGGCTGGCTGCAGACGATTGAATTCAATACGTCGTCCGGCACTGCGGGCTCGCAGTCGAACGGCGGCGGCGTGTGGCGCCGCACCCGAGGCTGGGACTCCGTCTGCGCGGTCATCCGCCCGCACTACGGCGACGCGACCACCTCCTCGGGCTACACCGACGTCACGGCGCTCCAGGCGGCAGTCGGCGCGACCGCTGACAACGTGATCGGCCCCGACACGACGAAGCGCATTTACGCCGTGGTCGCCGCCAGTTCCTGGGGCGGGCGACAGTTCCCGTTCGGCGTGGAGTATGTCCAGTCCGTGATCGGCACCGAGACAGACGGCATCTGGGGCGACGCCTCGGACGAGGCGCACGACCGCGTCGTCGGAAACCTCCAGCGCGCCGTCGGCGTGGACGACGACGAAATCTATGGCCCGGCGACCAACGCCGCGATTAACGCCGCGCTTGCGAGCGCGGAGAAGGGAAACTGACGTGAACGATCTTCTTTTCGGCCTGCAGTCTGACCCGTTCCTGACGACTGTAGTTGTCGGCCTCATCTGGCCGATGGTCCAGGCGGCGCTCGACCGTCCGTACTGGACGCCGGCCCGCCGTAAGGCGTTGCTCGCGGTCGTCGCTGTCGTCGTCTCTCTCGCCGTCTGGGTGTCCGGTACCTATCCGGCGACCTGGCGGCTGTTCATCGCCCAGGCCGGCGTTTTCTTGGGCATTGCCTGGAGTGTGTTCCAGGTGCTCTCCGCCGTCCGTATTCATGGTGTGAGCCTCATTGATTGGGTCGGGGCCGTGACTCCTGGCGGCGAGTCCGTCGAGGAGGTCCGCGCCGCAGCCGAATCTGTCCCTTCGGCCCGGGTAGTTGACGGGGCCGAGCTGGCCAGCCGTGACTGAGCTGCTCGCTGACCCGAAGGTGACAGACGCGCTCGCCGCGCTCGTCGTCGCGGTCCTCGTCGCGATGACGGGCGTCGTCGCGCTGGTCGCAAGCCAGGTGCGCCGCTGGCTCGAAGCGAAGTTCGCGCACGTCCTAGAGGGCGTTGAGGAGGCCCGCGCTGCCGCCCTCTCGGCGGACGCGCAGGTCTCGAACGACCACTCGACCAATATGAGGGAGGACCTGGACCATGCGATCGAGACAGTACGCGCTGTGTCGGATCAGATCGGCGAGCTGACAGGCCACATCGGCACGCTCGCCGACCAGCTCGGCCGCGTCGAGACGACGCTCAGCGATCACGGGAAGAGCCTCGAAGCGGTCGAGTCTCGCGTCGGCAGGATCGACGAACGAGGCGGTCGCATGGCTGAAGAGATCCACGACGAGCGAGTCGCCCGTGAGGCAGCTCAGCGGACCATCGACGAGCACTCGCACGACGCGCACGCGCGCCTGCACGAGCGCCTCGACAAACTCGAAGAGAAAGTGAACCAGCAGTGACGACCACCATTACTGGTGCTGTCGGCAGGCTTGACGGCGCACCTGAGCAGCAGGCCTACATCGTCGCCACGCTCGCGGGGACAGGCGAAAACCTCGCTATCCTCGCGGGCGGGCCGGTGGCCCGACAGGCCGACGTGAGAGGACAGATCGTCCTCCCCCTCGACATCCGCACGGAGACGCAGGTGCATCTGCGTCTCGCGATCCCCGGTCGCACGCTCCGCGAAGCGACCGTGATGCTGCGCCCGGGGGTCGCTTACAACCTGGCGCAGATCTTCTCCGGCGCCCCGTCGCCGACACCATCTCCCGCGCCTGCGCCGGTCCCCGGTACGGGCGGCGTCGAGCTCTCCGGCGACGGGGACACCCTCACCCTGACCGGACCGCTCTCCGGCGATGGGGACACGATCGAGATCGGAGCCTGATATGGCAGCTAAACCGACCCTGTACACGAAGCAGGGCACTGATAAGGCGATCGCCCGCGCAGTCGCCCCTCTCGCGACGAAGTCCGAGCTCTCCGGCTATGCGACGAAGTCAGAGGTCGCGACCGCCGCCGCAGGTGGCAGAGTTGACCTGACCGACTACGCGAAGAAGGCCGAGCTGAACCGCCTCGCGACCCGCGAGGAGCTGGCCGGATACGCGACCACTCGCCAGGTCGCCGACCTCGCCTCACGCGCCGACCTCACGGCCTACGCGACGAAGGCCGAGGTCGTAGGCGTCGCCCACGCCTCGGACCTGACCGGCCTCGCCACCAAGGCTGAGCTGGCCGGATACGCGACGAAGGCCGAGGTCGCGGGCGTCGCCCACGCCTCGGACCTGACCGGCCTCGCCACCAAGGCGGAGCTGCAGGCAGCGCTCGCAGGCGTCGGAATCAACGTCGTTGCCACCGAGGCCGAAGCGCAGGAGCTGCCAGACGGCATGCTGTACTTCCTCGCCGCCGCAGCGTCGCCCGCGCAGCCGCCGACACCGACGCCCGGCCCAGCGCCCGCCGCCGGCCCCGCCGTCATTGCCCACGCCTCGGGCTCCGTCGTCGGCCAGACAATCACCGTCAAACTCGACGGCAAGGCCGGAGACAAGATCATCCTGGGCATCAACGAGAAAGCCCAGGGGTCGCGCGTGACAGTCAACCTACCCCAGGGCTGGACGACACTCGTCGACCCGTACTGGGTCGGAACAATGAGCGCAACCGTCATGACCGGCCCCTGGGCGCCCACGGTCACGATCACGATGTCGCAGAACGCCGAGATAGGCTGGGCTGCAGCCGCAGTACGCGGAGCCTCCTCCATCGAGGCCGGCACCGTCAAAAAGCGCCAGGCCGAACCCGTCGAGACCAAGACATGCACGGCGCCCGCGCTCGCGGGTACTGGACTCGCGCTCGGCTTTACTTTCGAGCGCACGAGCGCGGGCGAGTCATCCGAGCAGGTCACGGTCTCGGAGGGCTGGGAGAAGCTGGAATTCGCGGCTCAGGACGGCCTGAACTATCAGACTGTGACACTCGCAAAGCGAACAGCAGACTCTCCCGCTGACCTGGTCGTGACCTACCCGAACGTGCAGGGCTCTAACGGTGTGGGCGTGCAGGTGATTGCACGTGGATGAGCTGACGATCTATCGCCGTCGTCGCGCCGGCGGCGACGTGCCCGGAGTCGTGCGTCGACGCCGCCGTGACGGAGGGGACCTTCTCCTACGCCGACGGGAGGCCACGACCCCGGTCACGCCGGCCTCGACGGACGTCGTCGAGCAATTCCTCAAACAGAAGCCCTTTTATATAGCGCACAGAATGGGCGGGGCCGAGTATCCGGAATTCACGCAGAAGGGTCTCGAAGGATCGTTGCGCAGAGGCTTCAAGGCGCTAGAGGTCTCCGTCCGACTCTCCGCGAAGGGACCAAACGGCGAGCCCGGTGAGTTCGTCGCGATCCACGACTGGAAAACGACTCGCACGGTCCGGGGGACGGACTTGCCGATCTGGTCGACACCATGGAGCACGCTGAGGACGCTCAAACAGGGAACAGGGCCGTTTATGCGGTTGCGTGACATCGTCGATCAGATTCCCGATGACGTCGTCCTAGCGATCGACCATAAGACGACCTCGTCTGAGGATCAGCGGAACGCCGCTGATCTGCAGGCTGAGGAGATGCTCTTCGAGTACCTCGACACGGCGTTCGGCGGGCACCCTGAGCGGCGTGTGATCTGGAAAGTTTTTGCGAAGGGGACGAGCGCTGCGCGCGCGAAAGCGCGAGGCTATCGCACAATGGCAATGCTCTACCCCCATGAAGTCCCCGCGGCGAACCTACAGCAGTGGGATGTCATCGGCATGGAATGGTCCGCGAGCGCGGAGGTGTGGAATCGGATCAACGCGACTGGGAAGCCGACGATCGCGCACATCATCCTCTACGATAGTCAGGCGCGTGCAGCGCTCGATAAGGGCGCGGGCGGACTCATGTCCTCCTTCCCAGCGCGCGTGCATCCGTAGCCGTAGAGGGGCCCCACCCGCGCCAGGGTGGGGCCTCTCTCACTGTTCAGGCGGTCGTGCGAAACGTTGGCGTTGCGCGCGGCTGAGCGCGCTGAACGTGTCTGACGTGCGCGCGTCGGCGGCGGCTTGCGGGTCGCGTACCCTGGCGAGCCGCGCGAGATTCTCTGGGCTGGACGAGCGCGCCCCGGTGCGCTCGCGGACGCCGGCGGCGACGAGCTTCGTCGTGCGGGGCAGCTCGTAGACCTCACGGTACTCCGCCGCGCTCATTCCGTGAGCGCGCACGATGTGGGCGGCGAGGCTCAGGCAGGCTTGCCCGCATTCGTGGCAGATAAGCCGCCCTTCTTCATCCTCTGTGATGCGCCCGTACACTCCCGCGCCGACGGGCTGGCCGACGCGGGGCGCCGGGTTGTCCGCGTACTTGCCGCGCGCACGCTTGTAGTGCATCAGGCAGACCCCGTGCGAGACGGCGGCCCGCTTGCAGCCAGGAGCAGAGCACGTCGCGGGCTCAGACCCTTGCGCGCGTATCCACCGTCGCCGCGAGGCCCACTCCTCGACGTCGGCGGCGTTCCACCAGTAGGCGTGCCCGACGCGGACGGGCCGCAGGCCCTCGCGGCGCATTGTCTTGCCGAGCTCGCGCGGATCGCGCTCGACGCCGATGAGGGCTGGCACTTCGGCGGTGGGCAGGTAGCCGCGCTTGCGGGCTTCGGCTGCGCTCATCGTGCCGTCGACGGCGTGCTTCATGGTGTGTCTCCTGGTGTGGGAAGGCCCCGGCCCCTTGGTGGGGGTCGGGGCCTTCGTTCGTCTGTCAGCGCGCGTGGTTAGCGCAGATCGTCCAGAACTCGTCGTGGGTCACCGTCTGGTAGAAGCCCTGCTCGTGCAGGTACTCGATGTTGGCCTCGGGGTCGTAGGCGCGGTACCAAGCGAAGGCCTCTCCGGCGATTGCTGCGACGTCGTGCTCGTCGGCGTAGTCGCCGAGGGCGTCGGTGACCGCGTCGCAGACGTCGCTCATGGTGGTGTAGCGCTTGCCTTCGCCGGTGGTTTCGGTGATCGCTGCGAGGTCTGCGGCGGTTTCGATGGTGTTCATGATCTTGTCTCCTTCTTTGAGGTTCGGGGGGCTTTCCCTCCCGATGACATAACTATACATCGTGCGCAATGCATAGTGCAAGTGGAGCTAAGTGTGATGTGCACTACTTAGCTAGGTCGGTTCGCGTGCCGCGTCCGGGCCGGGCGCGTTGCCATTCATCGATAGTCTCCGGCGCCCAGCCGCGAAGGGGGCCGGACGGAGTCGTGATAATGACGTCCGCCTCGGGCAGGAGGCCCTTACGGATGTATGAGCGTATAGTGGCGACGGCGAGGCCGGCGTGCTCTGCAACGGCGGCAGTGCCGAGGTACTCGGTAGTCATGGGTGGCCCGATCAATCGTAGGGGGAGACTATTTCGACAGGGATGTTATCCTCGCTGAGGAGCTGGAAAGCGCGCCCGACGCAGGCGCGGTAGGCAGAGATGGGCAGGCGCTGCGCCCATCGAGTGTGCTGCTGGTAATCGGCCTGGACAGAGTAGGCAATGAGCGCAGTTGGGAGACTGCGGACGGTCTCGTCCCGGTCGTCGGCGGGTGCGAGGAGCTCGTCGAGACATTCGAGCGCCGCATCTTCAAGAGCGCCGAGGGTCATGTGGATACTGAGGGGGTCTCGGGGCTCGCTTTTACCGATCTCCCAGGATCGGATCACGCCCTCGTTGACGTCGAGAATGTCGGCGAGGTCAGCTCGGGTGAGGCCGAGCGCTTCGCGTCGGCATCGCAGGCCGACTGCACTGAGTGGATTACGGGACATTATGACTCCTTCTGCGTTGTGGGGGAGGCCCCGGAGCTCGTGCCCCGGGGCCTCGATCGGCGCCCGTCAGTCGAGGAACTTCTTGACGTCGCCGCCGACAGCTTCGAGGACGGTGAGGGTCTCCCAGACGCTGGAGTACCCATCGGTGAGGGTCTGCGACTCGCACTCGGCAGCGATCGCATTGTAGATGCCGTCGCGCGAGCCGTCGGCGAAGTTGTATTCGCCGAACACACGGGCGTCGTCGGCCTCGGTGTAAGCCAGCGGCAGATCGGCGACGGTGAAGCCGTTGGAGGCGAGCAGCTCGCGATCCTCACCGTTCATTCGGACGGCGGCTTCGATGAGGGCTTCGCGCAGGTCCTCGACCTCGTCGCCGGGAAGGCTCTTCTCGAACCATTCCTCGACGGTCTCGCGCTCGCCGTCGACGATGAGGTAGCGGGCGAAGCGGTCAGTGTTGGTGTCGGTGATGTAGGTGACGATGGACATTTCTGATCTCCTTCTTTGAGGTTCGGGGGGCTGTTCCCTCCCGATGACTCAACTATACATCGTGCACAATGCATTGTGCAAGCGGAATCGAATGTGATCTACAAAACAAACAGGCTTACGTGAGGACATGCGAGTCCATACGCGCAGCCAGGGCAGCGTCGCGCTCGCGGGTCGCATGCTGATAGCGGAGCGCGACGTCGACGTCGCTGTGCCCGCCCCGGTGGAGCAGCTCGGCGAGTGTGGCGCCCTGCTGCGCGAAAATCGTGAGGCCCGTGTGCCGGAGGTCGTGGAACTTGAACCAGGGAATGCCGGCGGCCTCCCTCGCGCGCTCCCAGGCCCCACGGAGGCTGTTCGGATGAAGCGGCAGACGGGGCGACCGCTCAGAGCAGAGGAGCCAGGCCGTAGCGTCCGGCTCGGCATAGCAATCAAGGTGCCTGCGCAGGGCAGGGACGAGCGCCGCGGGGATGACGATCTCGCGGACACCGGCGGCGCTCTTCGGCGGCAGCTCGACCGGCCCCTCACCCGTCAGGTACTGCACCTGACGCTCGATACGGAGCGTCGCAGGGGTGGAGTCAAGATCGAAGTCCCGCCGCTGCAGGCCGGTCAGCTCGCCGAGCCTAGTCTGACACCATGCAGCGAGCAGGACCGCGATACGCAGGCGCGCGGGCATAGCGTCGGCGGCGGCGCGAACCTCCTCGGGGGTCGCAACCTGCCGCTCACGCTCGCGGACGGGCCGGTGCTTCTGCCCCTCGGGAACCTTGCACGGGCTCGCCGCGATGAAGCCCGCCTTCACCGCGGCGTTCATGCACGCGGACAAGGTCATATAGATAGGCCGCACGACGCCAGGGCCTTTTGCTTCCCAGACGCGCTGGTACCAGGTATCGACATCCTCGACGCTGATCAACCCCAGTGGCTTCGCACCGAAAACCGGGACGAGTTGCCTCATCCGATAAGTGTGCGTCTGGATCGTTTTAGGGGTGCGCCCCAGTCGTTCAAGTGACGCGAGCCACCTCTCCGACCACGCAGCGAAAGTGACCGCCGCACGCTCGGCGGCGACCTCCTGCGCGCGATCGCGCTCGCGGGCTTCTTTGGGGCTGGTCCAGGGGCCCCCGCTGATCTCAGCCTCGACGTGTGCGAGGAAGGCACTCGCGTCGGCCTTGCGGATGAACGATCGTCCAGCGGTGTACTTGCCGCCGTCCGGCCCCGTGTACCGGACCTCGAAGCGCCCGCTTCGGGCTTTCCGGATTGAGCCGAAGGCCCTCCGTCCGCTCATCTCCGCCTCCTCGGTAGGGAAGTGGCGCAGCATCTTATTCCACAGGATGCACCACACGTGCGCCACTAGCAATGCTACACCCTGCGACATCCTGATACATAGGAGAGGGTGGGGGCGCGCGAGAAAACCGCGCGAGAGCAACGAAAACCCCGGAATCTCAACGAGACTCCGGGGTGTGGGTGGAGATGGGGGGAATCGAAATAGGGCGCCCTAATCGAGCCGAAAAGTGGGTGCGCGGCCTCGCGTGCGCCACTACAGCGCCACTAGGTTTAGCGGAATATGCGGCCCCAGCCGCCCGGCTTCGGGGCGGGCTGCTGAGGCACGCCGGGCCAGTGGACAGGAGCGGGCGGAGCTGCGGGTGCGGCCTGAGCCTGCGCGGCCTTCACGGCGGCGCGCGTGTGCGCGACAAATCGCATGAGGCCGTCAACTGCTTTGCGCTCGAAATGGAGAGTAAGTAGGGCGCTGCGCGTCTCGATCATGAGCCACTTATCCCCGCCACTCTTCTTCTTCGCAGCGAGCGCGAAGATCCCGAGCGCGACGAGGCGCGTCGCGGTCACGCGCGCGTGCGCGGCCTCGCCGTCCTCAACCTCGACGCTGACGACGTCGGTCAGCGGGATCTGCTGAATAGGCTCTCCGTGCCGCTTCGAGTCATATAGAAGCTCAGTGTCGGTGCAGATAATCTCCGCAGGGTCGGACGAGTAGAGCCGGAAGGCCCCCTTAGGTCGGTGCATAGCTCCTCCTTTGAGCGCAGCCTGTCTATATGGACAGCGTACAGCTCGCAAGATGAGGGCGGGCGTGATTGTAATCCACGCAGGCTAATTATCTGCCTACGCCTCTGCCTGTTCTGAGAGGAATCGGCGCTCAGCCTCGGCAAAAACATCGGAGCCGCGCACGCCGAGCACTTCAGCAACAGCCAGGACGTGATCTACACTAATGGTCCGTTTTCCGGTAAATATGCGCGAAATTTGCGCCTGAGACACACCGCTGCGGCGCGCAATCTCTGCCCCACTGAGGCCCTTGCGATCAGCAAGTTCGCGCAGAATACACGCCACAAGCTCAACATACCGAGTCGCCGTTCCCATGCGGTAAGTATGCCAAGTGGCAACACTCGCACGCAAGTCGAGTTGACAAGTGTTGCCAATCGGCATAGGTTATGCGGTATGGGATATATACCAATCGGGATAGCTGATGTGATCGAGGCCTCCGCAGAAGCACGTGGGGTCTCGCTCCTGCAGCTCAGCAAGAAGTCCGGCCTCTCCTACAGCGGAGTGCTCCGAAAGATCAGGTACCGCTCGCGGCGTATCAACGTCGACGACCTATGCGCCTTCGCCGACGCCCTCGACGTACAGCCCTCCGAACTTGTCAAACAAGCGGAGTCCCGCGCAGCCGCCGAAGCGCAGAAGCCGAGCGGCTTCGCGATCCAGGACAAGCAGTCCGGAGCCGTCATACTCCAGGCCTCGCACGGCAGCATCTACAACGAGGATGTCCCGGCATGAGCGCCGTCGTCGCGGTGACCATCGGCCTGATTCTCGCGGTCGCCGCAATACCTGTCATCGTCTGCGTCGCATACCTCACGGGTATCTACGCAGGGGATGTGCTCGACCGCCTCGTTTGTATGGGCCTCGACGCGGGTGATCGGATCGCCGAAATGATCGATGGGGAGGTGCCCGAGAAATGACCGCCGCTGCACCGTTCGCGCCGGAGCGCTGGTACTCCGCGCAGCAGGTCCAGGAAACCCTGAGTCTTTCCCGCTCGACCGTCGAGCGTCTCGGAGTCGAGGGCAAGGTCGCCGCAATCAAGATCGGGCGTTCCGTCCGGTACAGCGGCGACGACCTCAACCAGCAGTGCCAGAGCCTCGGCTCCGGCGAAAAGAAGAGCTCCCAGCGGTAGAAGCGCTGGGAGCGAGCAGAACCCCTAGAGAAAGAAGGAAGATTCCATGAATCAGGATACCACACGCCGCCGCCACCTGCGGCCCTGGCGAACCATCGTCGCAGGAGCCTCACTCGCCGCCGGCCTCACCCTCGCTTTCGCAATGCGCGGCCTCGACAACCCTGACGGACTCCCCGAGTGGACCTTCTTCCCCGCCCTCGGACTCCTCGCGCTCGCGGTTTGCTTGATCCGCGCGGACTGGAAGGCAGGCCGGCTGTGAGCACCTCTGTCATCTTCCTCGCCGTTGTCCTCCTATTCGTCGGATGCGGCCTACTGACCTGGATCGCAGTCCGAGGGGCATCGCGTGCGGCCTCCATTGAGGAGATCGCCGCTCGCATGCAGCACTCCGCATCGAAGGCACGCGCGAAGGGCACGACGCTACTCGAACGGCACGTGGACTTCGAGTACTACGACGTGGACGGCGAAGCACCGCTACCTCACCTGATCTGCCTCGCGACGCAGGACGTCATCATCGAAGCCGAGCTGAATAACTGCTTCGCACTCGATACGCCGAAGATCGCGGTCGATCTCGACCGACAACAGATCCACGTGACCCTCGAAGTGCTGCGGCTCGAAGAGCCGAGCCTGGAGGTGAGGGCCTGATGCAGGAGAAGCCGCCGCTCGATGTCGAGATCACGCGCGCGATCGCCCGCGCTCACATCCTCTACTCGAACCGCCCTCACACAGATGAGCGTGTGCATCACATGGTCATGGAGGCCTGCGCCCGCGCCGCTCACTACCCGGTCAAGGTCAAGCCCTCACGGTCGGCGCTCGCGCCGATGAGACCTCGCCGAACCGCTTAACCACCAACACCAAGAACAGAAGGAAAACCAATGAACAAGAAGATCTGGGCCGCAGGCGCTGCCCTCACCCTCGCAGCCCTAGCGCTGCCCTATGGCGCCGCATACGCCGCCGACGAGGCCGCGCCGACCATGACCGCACAGGTCACCAAGGCGACCAGCTCCTCCCGCCAGACCTCTAGCGAGGTGACCGTCGCGGGCACCTGGGCAACGCCCAAGCTCGCGGTCGGCCAGTCTTTCACGGTTTCGACCCAGCCGACGAATGGCAGCGCCCCATTCACGTGGGCGGCGTCGTTCCCCTTCACGCTCGACGACAGGTCGGTCGTCGGCGAGTGCGCCGCCGACCAGGCAACGCTGACCTGCACGGTCAAGGAAGTGCCGGACGCTTACAAGAACAAGACGGACGTGGCCGGCACCTGGTGGGCCCGCGCCCGCCTGCAGGATGCCGCTGTCGGCACGAACGAAGGCACGATCACCCTGAACGGTGAAGCCGTGAAGAAGCTCGTCTGGGGCGACAAGGACGGGACCGGAACCTGTACGAATGATTGCTCTGGTCCGGCTCATTACGAGTATGCAAAGCCCGAAAACATCAAGTTCGGGTGGTCCAACGACAACGGCACTATAGGCTGGGGCATCAAGTGGATCGCCACCCCTGGCACCGAGTACACAGTGAAGGATTTCGACACTCGCCTCAACACGTCGGTTAAGTGTACCAAGTCCGGCACGTGGGATCCGGCCACCACCGAAAACATCACAGCAACTCAGGTGGATGACAACACGGTCAAGTTCGTCGCTCCCGAGGGAGTCAAGACTTGCATCGTCTACCCTCCCGAGCAGATGAAGGTTCCCGAAGGCCAGACCTCCGTGACGAATCACGCGGAGATCAACGGCTTGAAGCT